ATACTAAACCATGTAAATTATTTCGTTTTCCCGCCATTTCGCGGCTGTTCTTCCACCTCTTATTATTCTTAAGATTACGTTTTTTTAAAATAGACTGAACACTGTCAAAATCTTCCCGTGTAATAATTGCAGAATGCATATCGGGAATTGTCGTCCAATTTTCATGTTTTATATATTCTATCGATTTCCCGGCAAAAAACGCTTGGCTTGTTTTTCCAAAAACAGTAGCACCTGTATATACAGGATCTCTTAATATTGAAATAATTCTACTATTCAACCACCGCAGCGAAACTTTTCGTTTGCTATCGGGAAATAGACTTTTATAATGCATGCTCGGTGTAGGCACACCGCATATATTCAATCGTTTCGTTATTACATATAACGGCACACCTATAACATACCACATGAATATAAGCTCGACGATAAACGCGGAATCGGAGTTTATTTCAAATTTTTGTTGACCTATTTCCCTTACATAACCGTATGGCGCAAATCCACCAAGGCGCACGCTCCCGTTTATGCGTTCTTGTTGTATCGACGTCCATATCTTCTTGGATATGTCCTTTGCATACATCGTATTTACTATATTACGTATGGGGACGAGTAGCCCGTCCATATCCTCTTTATTGTCGCTGTCAAAATTATCCGTAACCGACAAAAGTCTTACGCCTAAAAACGGGAATATGTTTTCTATATAGTATCCCGCCTCTAAATAATTTCTGCCGAAACGCGATAAGTCCTTTACTACTATACAGTTTATCCTGCCGCTACGCACGTCTTTTATAAGTCTGTTGAACGCAGGACGGTCGAAGTTCGTTCCCGTAAAGCCGTTGTCGAAATATGTATCGACATATTCTAAATCTTCTCTATTGTCTATAAATTCCCTTACGAGTTCTATTTGCGTTTCTTCCCTGTCGTCGTCACGTTCAGACGAAAGTCTACCATATATCGCCGTATGTAACCGCTCCTCCGTCGTGGCGGACACAACCTCGTTTTCTGTTGTCTTGCGTTTTCTTGCCATTTCCTTATAATTCCTCAAACATCGATTTTGACAATCGTTCTTTCCATTCGTCTTTTTTAAACGTGACATCTATATTTAATTTTTTTCCAGCCTCATGCGGCAGAGATATGTCTATACGTTTTACATACCGTTTATATGTTTTTAGATTTTCAACGTTGTCATCGACGGCAGAAAAAAGCTTTATCCAAGGATTTCTCTCGCTGTATACAATATCGAGGTCTTCCATCTCTTTCATTACGGAATTAAATAATACTTCATAGCTTTGTAACCATGCAAAATATTCTTCACGGCGTTGCCGATATTCGTCCTGCGATATTTCACCCGACTTTGCCTTTTCGTAATATGGTATAAGTGGCGGAACTGTTTTCCGCATATCAGATAATACCCCCGACATTTTAGCGGATAAACGATTATATTGCTCCGCCTTACATTCACCATACATATCAAATTCAATATGTCTTTTTGCAATTTTAGCCAAATGAATTTCTTCTTTTAATTTTTGCAAGACCTCTATTAACAGTTTGCTTTCCGTCACATCGCATTCGTTTCGTTCTTTCCAATGCTTGCAGAAAGTTTTACTACGCAATATTTTTTCTCCATTCTGCTCATAGACACATATCCAAACAGGCTTACCGCATTCCTTACAAAACATTTGCTTGAAAAACAACGCATAATATTTTTGTTCAGTAGGTTTTTTCTCGCCATACTCATTGTTTAATAATACCGTCATATCTTCAAATTCAGATATGGAAATATATGGCTCGTAGTCCGCGATGTCCACACATTGCACATCATTCTTAAATTCTCCGATGTACGTGCGATCGCATACTAACCCGTATATAATTCTTGGTGTCCAACTTCTTTTAATCCTACTTTTGCTAATAATACCATGGTTATATAAATATTGGCTTGGAGTTTTTATCTCCCTATTATTAAAGCTTCGCGCTATTATATTAAGTCTTTCTCCCGATTTCACTCGTGAAAAAAGTTCATCTAATATAGGGGAAACTTCTTCGTCTTTTTGCAGATGATTTTCATCATTCAATACGTAACCGTAAGTCGCGTATTTATGATATTCTTTACTTTGTAATCGTCTGTTTTTATAACAATTCTTTATTCGCGCACCATGTCCATTCAACCACTTTTGCCGAATAAACCTCTCCACTTCATCTTTGTTATACTCGGAAGAATCGAAAGACTCATTAACACAAATAAAAGCTATTCCTTTGGCATACAGTTCTTTATATATGCTATGATACAACTCTCTGCAACTCACGCCCAAATATTCAATTTTAGCCACGATTATGCAGTCAAACTCCTTGCGCATTCCTGCCGCTATAAGGTCTTGAAAAGCCGTTTCCGCCTCTTTATCGCGCTTTCTATCGGTATACTTCTTTATGAGTGTATACCCCTTTTTGCCTTTCAGATAGTTATGTATTATCTCGTTCTGCTCGTCTATCGAAAGTATTTTGTCGTTTTCCAGCCACGGAATCGCCCGCGTATAGCTTACGCATTTCATTCGCTTTTACCCCCATTGTTTCGGTTAAATACTGTGCCTTTTACAGTATTCGGTTATTTCGTCTATTTCCGTTTGGTACCTGTATATAACGGTTATTTCCTTTTTAATGCTTACGTTTATATAGTCCACAAGCGCGATAAGCATTTGCCGCGTGAGCGTTTCCGCGTTTTGATACCGTTTAAACTGCTCTATCCACGGAATGGAGTCTACGCTGAGATTTTCAAGCAGCTCACGTTTCTTGGTTGCCTCGATCTGCTGTTTCTTGCTCTCGTCCATCTTTTCCGCAAACGTCTTTTTAAACGACGAATACTCGTCCTTGGTTATTATGCCGTTTACCGTATCCTCATACGACTGCTTTAACAACGCGCCGTATTTTTCTATATTTTGCTCGCTTTCCATTATTTGCCTCTCAAGCTCGCTTTCTCTGCGCTCCGAATACGGTAGTCGGCTTAGCCTATCCACTTCCTTTTCCAATTCGGTTATTTGAGCAATCTTTTCCTTAATTTCGGAAAATACCGTATCCTGCAGCTTGTCCTCGCGTATAAGGTGCGAGGCGCAACCCTCTCCGCGCTGATACGTGCCGCAATGAAGATAGATATACCTATTTTTTCTCGTATTGCTTGTGCGCCTTAACATATTCCGTCCGCAATCGGCGCAACGCGCAAACCCCGAAAATATCCTTACGCAGTCCTTTTCCCGCGACAACCACGAGTTATGCTTGGTCGCATTTTTTACAAGCTCGAAGTCCTCCTTGGATATTATCGCCTCGTGGGTGGATTTTACGCGTATCCATTTTTCAGGCGAAACGTCGCGCAACTTTTTTATTCTGTAGCTTATCTTCTGCCGTTTCTTCTGCACCAGCTCGCCCGTGTATACCTCATTATCGAGTATTCTGAATATCTGCACGGCTCGCCACCTCGTCTTGCTTTTCCCCTTGCCTTTGAAACCGCTATAATACTTACACCCGGTCAGCCTTTTATATTCCAACGGCGTAGGCACTCCCCGTTCGTTCAGTCTTTCGGCTATCCATTTCGCGCTCATACCTTCTTTTTTCCACTGAAAAATTTCCCTTACCACCTTTGCGGCAGGTTCGTCTACTATGAGCTTGTTTTTATTTTCGGGGTCTTTTTTATAGCCGTATGCCGCGTAGTTCCCGACGTATTCTCCGTTCCGTCTTTTCGCGTCCAACTGACTGCGTACCTTTATGGATATATCGCGGCAATAGGCATCGTTCAGTAGGTTCTTGAAAGGCACGATTATCCCGTCCGAATCGCTTTCCGAGTTTATATTATCGTAATTATCGTTTATCGCTATAAACCTTACGCCGAGGGACGGGAATACCCTTTCAAGCATTCTGCCCATTTCGATATAGTTTCTGCCGAGACGAGACAAATCCTTTACGATTATGCAGTTTATCTTACCTCTTTGCACGTCGTCCATCATTCTCTTGAATGCGGGGCGGTCGAAATTCGTGCCCGAATAGCCGTCGTCCACGTATTCTTCTACCTGCATCAAGTCGGGGCGGCTTTTAAGGTATAGTCCGATAAGCTCGCGCTGGTTGGTTATGCTGTTGCTTTCAGCCTTATCTCCGTCTTCCGATGAAAGACGGAGATATTCGCCTACGTTGTACATCAATTGATTGCTTTTTAACGCTAACATTTCCATATTTTTTGTTCCTATTTTTAACTATTTATAGGAACTCTCCTTGTAATTTTTCTGTACATATATTCGCTCTAAACGCAAAATATATCAAGTCATTTCGCCGATAATTCCCATTATATTCAGCCTTATTTTCAATATATTTTGCCATTTTTCAGCCCCATTTTTACTGTGTTTTTACAGTTAATAATAGCTTTCATTTTCAATAAACCAAATGGTAAATGGAGCAAATATCGACCGAAAAAAAACATAAAAAAATTGCCCGCCGGACATTTTAATATCCAACGGGCAGTGAGTATCGGTTATGAATTTTTAAGGATATTTATGGAGCTTTCTATCTGCGTTACGAGCCAAGTCTCAAGGTCGCCGAAGTTGGCGGTTATGTACTCCTTCACGTCGTCGGAAAACTCAGAAAGTGCAATATCCTTTGCCTTGCTTAAAGCCGTGAGCTGTGCTTCCTTGTTAAAAGAGCCACTCGCCTTTAAGCTTTCCACATAGGTCTGGAACACGCTGCGCACGGAGTTTAAAACGATATTCGTCGCCGTGGAAAGCAACGCCGTAGCCTTTTCGTTCTTGGTTTTAGTGCCTATCCACTGAATAAGCTTCGTCCCCGCCAAAGTTAAAAGCGGCAGCAACACCGTTGTTACTACCGCCGAGATAATGTTGATTAAGATTTCATTCATGCTTTAATTCCTCCGTTAATTTTTAGCTGTCTGTTCTATTAAAAATTCTTCGAGCTCGCCGCTTATCTCGGAATAATCCGCAAGCGCGCGTTTAAGCTCTCCGTTTGTCTTTCCGTCACGAATCGCAATGCTATTTGCCTCTGTAAGCTCGCCGAGCGCCTTAATGCTTTTAAGTATTAAAACGTTCTCTTTCCTTTTTACCTCGTCTTTCTTTTCATCGAGTTCTTCTTTCCTCTTGAAGAACCTCTGTAAGAAAAATAGCGCGGCACCGCTAAGAATGCTCGCGCACACGCTAATTACTATCGACGCTATCATTGTTCTCCTCCTCGTCTTTCTGTTCCTCGGCGGGTTTAACCGCATTAGCTATAAACGCGGAGATATCGAAATCCACCTCCGCACATAAATCGAGATATTTAGCCATGCTTGTCCTCCTACTGCAAAGACACGTTTAACGCACCCGCGCGGAAGATAGGTATATACCCGCTCGGCACGGACACGGACGAGGACAACGCGCCCCACATAACGGGAGTGCCGCCCGTCTTTGACGTGAATAGTCCGAAGTGGGTTATAGTCCCCCACGACGTTCTCGCTTCGGGAAAGAAGATTATATTATCAGTATTGGATATCGCCCCGTTCGAAGCCGCAGACATAAGAAACGTGTTGCTTTGATTCGATGAACCGATAAGCACTCTCGCATACCCGCCGTCCGAGCTTGGTTCGGTAAAATTCCCGCCCGTAGCGTTAGGCGTAGTTGTCGACAGCGCTATATAGCAGGTGGAAGCGATAGACACGCTGCTTGACCTGCCAAAGAACGCGTTTAAAATTGAGTTTGCCGTACTTTGTGTAATCATTTTTTTAGAATAACCTCCGTTAATTTTGTTTTATCAATCTTGCGCCCACATCGGTATACGCACTGCTCGCCGCACGTCTGCCGAAGTAGGATATGCCCTGATAGGCACTGTTCGTGTTATACGCCTTGCCGCTATACAGTGTTACATACGACGAGGAATAATCCGTCGCTCTATCGGCGAAGTATGTGTTATACGTACTGTCATTTACAAGCGCTATCGGCTGTACCATAAACGGCTTATCGCTGTCCCAACCGAATGCCGATATTGTGGGATATGACGGCACGGACGCGGGATTGAGATATGCCAGCTGTTCCATATTCACCTCGCTGTCGGAAAAAAGAGACGGGTCCGCAGTGACATAATCCGCCGCATTCGTGCTCTTACCCACTATCCCGTCTATGAATTCGAGCGTATTGCCGAGGAAGTCCTCTATGTAATGATAGCGCATCTGCTTGTAATTCGGCTCATACCCGCTCGGCGTTAATATATCGTCCGTACCGCCGCAAGGTCGAATACTCGTACCGCCCGAAGTACCGCTGCCCGATACTCTGCCCGTCATTATTCCGTCCGAGTCCTTATTGGCAAATTCTATCAGCCATAGAAATAACAGTACCGTCTTGTGATACAAATCGAGCTGGGAATACCCATCGCCGTTATTCGCCGCATACGTTCTGAACACCGCGCGAGTTAAGGACGTCGTCCGCGTAACTCCGCGCTTACTGCATAGCTTATTATCCGACGCATACCCGCCGTACCTTCCGTAGTAGAACGGCGCGACTCTGTACCATGTTCCCTCGTCATGCGATGCGGACGACACGGCTATATCCGTTATATGCCGCTTTTCGCTAACGCCGACTCTGAAATACATTTCGGGAAAGCTTAAAAACTCATTGCCCAGCTCGTCCGTTACAAGCTCGGTTAAATTCCAAGGGAACACGCCGTCGAAATCCGAGGTCACCGTCCCATCGGCGTTTACTATAGCGGATAACGAAACGGAATCGTCCGTCCTTGTAAGAGATAGGCTCTCCTGTCCGTCAAGTCCAGACACGCCGAAGATACAATCTGAAGTGCAGAATCTAACGGCGTTGCTTATGTTTTCCGCTATTCCCTCACCCGTAGCTTTTAACGCGAGAGTGTGTACGCCTTTTGATATTTCCGAATAGGTCGATAGGTCTAAGCGCCAATCCTCCGTCCCGTCGTAGTCGATAGTAGACGCGCTCTCGCCATCGAGTACCACTTCGAACGCGGTTATGCCCGATATGTTCTTTACCACCTTTACCTTATCTCCCCCATCGAGCGCTATCACCGCGCCCGAGAAAGAAAAGCTTACGGTTACATCGTCTGACGGCTCGTACCCGTCGGCAAAGCTTTTTACCTTTACTTCAAACGTGCCATAGTTTTTTATGAAATCCAATAAATCGTATTCGAGCATAATATCTTTTACGTCTCCTCCAATGTAAACATAAAGGCGTCGTTGCCGTTATTAACGCTTCCGTCCTTTCTGTATTTTATCGTTATATACGACTCTCCCGCAGGCACTACGAGCTTTATGGTTATAACGGCGGTAGTGCATGAGCCTTTGAAGTTTTTTAATACGTTAGTACTGCCCGTACTGCCGTCATCGGAATTGCTCAGCGATAACGTCTTGTTTATCTGCGAGATAATGCCGTAGTCATAATTGGTTTCGTTATAGTTGATACAGCTTAACGTAACCTCGCGCTCGCTGTCGGTGGAAAACGCCACCTTACACATAGCGTAGCTACTCTGAACGCCCTTATTGCCGCTGACGTAATACCCGCTTGAATTTAAGCTGAAGCCGTATGTCGCGTTCTCCACAGCCTCGACCGACCACGTAAATTTATCCTCATACACCGCCACCTCTTCGCCGTCTATATATACCTTCGTGATTTTTGCATATCTCGGCGGAGTCACGTATAGCGTATTACCCTCAAGCGTAACAGTCGGTCTTCGCAGCTTTTTCTTATCCAACGCCGCGGCGCATATCCTTAAATCGCCCTGCACCTTAGAAATGGTTATATCTCCCGTATAGCTGTTCCATGAGGAGTCGCACTCTCCTCCGCCCATGGTAACGGTTATATCCTCAGGCAGATACACCCCATCGCCCGGCGAGAGCCTTGTGGAAAAGCCAAGTCCGTCGGATATGAGCGAGGCGGTATTCGATGACGTAAGTCCCGTCAACTCATAAGCTATGGAATGTATGTAGACGGATATGACGTTGGACGACGCGGAATCCTTAAACCCCGCAGCCGAGGCTGTGACGGCAAGAGCGCATAATCCGTGATAGCCAAGTCCCACGAGCGAGAATGTATTACCTTTTTGCTCGGCAAGCTTATCCTCGCCGTTTAATATATTGTAGCTCTCCACGAACGTGCCGTTAGTCGACGGGTTTGAAATGGTTATGGTATCGTTCGAACGCGATATGGAAGGCGCCCTCAGCTGCGGCATATTCCCCGCGCCCTTGAACGTACCTATAACCCCTGCCACGCTTACGCCCTCGGCTATGTTTTCTGGTATCAACGCTTCGGGCTTCTTTATCACTGCGCTCGTATACACCTTATCGTCAGGCGCGGTTATCTCCTCGTCCCCGTCCGTAAAGTCGGGAGTAAGCTCCAACGTGCTCTCCTCGCCCGATGTAAACACGGCGTTATCCCCGCCCGTCGTTTTAAAGACTGCGCGGCGTATGGAGTAATACGTGACATAGTCCCCGTCGCGGTTCTTTATGGTTATATCCTTTTCTCTCATGTCTCCTCACTGTCGATTAAAATCGTATCCTCCGTCTGCGTCGTTCCGTATATCTGATATATCATAATCGAGTTATCCGACTGTTCGGGATTTCTCCATGACTTGGGATCGAATGAAATATCCGCTCCCGAACTCGCCGCATGCGCCGTTTCAGTCGATAACGCTATAAACCTAACGGGCGAGAGCGCACCGACGATATCCGTCTTAAACGCCTCGGTTGCTACCCTCCAATCATTCGGCGGAGCGTATAGCGTGAAGTCCGTTTCTGCCGAGTCTATAGCGATATACTCTGCCTCTATGCCTATCGGCTCGTACAGGTCTATTTCAGTCGTATACATAGCCGCAAACACCGCCGACGCGCTTATGGAAATATCGTTATCGAGCATAGATAAGGTCGGATCTGTATTTAGCTCAAGCTCCGTTAAAGCATGTAGCTCCTCGCTCTCGCTATACCCTTCTAACGCCGCAAACCGCGCTATCGTTTTTAGCTCAGTGTTAGCGGTCATCTCCCCCGCTCCGCACGACGTTACCTCGGACGGAGCAGCGCTCGTCATCTCGCTATCCGAAACAAGGAATCTGACCGTCTGTGCATTCATAGACGTATCGATAACTGCCGACAATGAGACATTGGACGATATGGGTATGGTTTCCACCGCCAAAAGCGTTCCACCGTCACATTCGGCTTTTGAGTTGGTCCCCACAGCTATCGGCAACGCGCTTGAGCTCAACACGTCGGAAGAAATAGCCGCGACTGACGAAACGGCTGACTGCGCATTAAGCGACGGATTAACGGTAACGGCTGAAGAAATATCCCCTTGCATAGATGTTCCGCTGCTCATAACCGCACTCGCCGCCTTCGTCATATCCGAGGAATACATCCTCGCCGCATTATACACCGAAGAAGACATATCCGTGCCGCTATACTTCTCTATTACCGCAGAGCAGCTCATCGTTTCAGCCGAGTTATACCTTAAATATATCGGATTCGCCCGTTCGAGCCTTGAGCCGCTTATCGAGTATGAAACATAGTCTATGCCTATACGCAGAGTAGGGATATTCTCTATCTCCCCTGCCGCCGACAGCTTATCCGTATGCGTTATGTCAAGCGGATAGCTCTGCCGAGGAGACAGAACGAGCGAAGGCGTAAATTCACTGTTTGCTTCGCTATTCAGCTCGGTAAAGTCGACGTCAATGCGCAGCTCTGCCTTTGAGGTTTCTATGCGCAAGGTGTTTTTAGCATTAAGCGGCGAGCATAAGAGCTCAAGCTCCAAAGCCGCAGATGCCGCAGATACTCCGCTTGCGCTTGCAAAGATGCCGTCCGAAAGCTGTTTTAAATCCAAGGTCACGTCAAAGCCCGATAAAAAGACGGACGATACTCCGAGCGTTTCGTCCGCTGCGGCTGTAAGGGATATATCATCCTTAAACTGCGCAGATATATCCGAAGCAGCCGAGGCCGATGTCGCGGGGAACAGCTCTGCCGCAGGTATACATTTCCACTCTACGTTTTCGGGAGATATGCCGATTGCGCTATCCCCGCCCCGCAGCACGTCTATGGTTAAATTAAGCTTCCTTACAAGCTCTAAAAAGTATGAGCCGTAGACTATATCGGCATATTCCTCCTTAGACGTTTCGCTTACGCCGACGAAGTCCGTTCTGCCTATATAGCCGTTAAAATCAGTATTAAACGCCCACTGCCATGTGGTCGGCGCAAGACCTTCTATATTCCTTCTTACGGAATTAAACCGTTTCGCCGTAAAATCGATAAGTCCGCCGTCTAACCGAGTGGCGGTATAGGACAAATACGTATTATCCCAATCGAGAGAAAAATAGTCGCGTATGCTCTTTACGCTATCCGCAATTTCGTTCCATATCTCAAAAGAGAAATCCGAGCATAAGCCGTTGGACGTCAACGCGGTATACGCCTTTTCCTTCCCCTCGCTATCCCCCCACGAAAATCCCGTATACGTATCGGGTAGGTTTAATTCCTTCATGTTTTAATTACCCGAACCTCGCTATTGCCGCGCCCGTATAGATATTCTTCATGATGGTATCCTTTACCACATACGCCGTATTATCGCTGAATCGGAAGAATATGCCGTTATACCCGCTCTGCGGCGTGAAGGTGCCGCTCTCGTCCGACGGCTCGCTATTGCCTATCCATAGCCCATCAGAGAATTTCTTTATGAGTCCGAAATCGGCGTATTGCCCGCTGCCCGAACCAAGCTGCACGAACGGGAAATCCTCGCCGTCGGTTGTATAGCCGAGTCTGAGCTTTAAATCGTTATCGCTGTTGAACACCTCAAAGCCGCGCTGAGTCATCTCGGAATATCCATCGGCAGAGGACGGCGAGCCCGCATAGTACTTCCCGCCGTATATAGTGGAATCGCCCGATAAGTACGCATTGCCATGGCTATCTACCTTGAAATTCCCGCCGATGTCTATTTCCCCGCCATCGATTGATACGTTGCCTACAAATTTATACCCGCCCGATACGGGGTCGAAATACAGCCTGTCGGACAGGTTGCCGTCCTCGTCCTTTGCCTGCATCCTGAATTCGTCCGCATTCATTATGACCCTTGACGTGCCGTTCTTGCCGACAAGAGTCAGTCCCGTCTCCTCGGATATCCTTATGCCATAGTAGCTTTTATCTATCCCTACGCTTTCCGTCTGCACCGCTATGATATCCGCTTCGAGCGTGCTGTTTTCCGCGCCTATTTCGAGAGTACAGTGTTTTGAGGTGAACGGTTCCTTCTTTATACCGATGAGTCGGACGTTTTCCTCTATGCCGAGCGGAGCGAAGCTGAGCTTTAATTCATCGCCCAAGCGTATATTATCCGCCGAGCTTAGAACGAGAGTGTAGCTCGGATTATCCTTACCCGAAGTTATCGTCTTACTTATGGATACCACGTTTTTATCTATCACCTCTATCGGCGTCTCGCTGCCTATATGCGTATATATCGAAACGTAGTTATTGGTAAACTCCGCGTCATAGCCATGCTCGGAAGCGAACGAAAGGATTATACTGCGCACGGTAGCCTCGCTCTGCACCGATAACGTAAGGCTGTCAATGGGCTCCACCGTGCCGACTCTGAACGGAGTATCCTTCAGGAGCTCAGTCAATATCTCCCTCGGCGTTCCCGTGTATATGAACGAGGTTTTTGAATAATCGGAAAGGCGGTACGATATATGCTCGCAGGTAAACGATACGACGTAAAGTCCGCTTTCGAGAGCTTTCTTTATAGTCGCCACGTCGTACTCGTCGCCGTTATACGTTGCGGTGTATTTTTCGTCGTCCTTTATCTTTTTTAAATCGCCGATTAAAAGAGTCTTGAACGAGAGAGTATGCACGCCCTTTAACGTCTCCTCCTCGCTACAGGACAGCACCTTATTTATAGCCGCGACAAATGCGCCGCTTTGTAATGAAAGCTGTATAAGCATATCTCAGGTCACCCCCAATGCGCGTTTAAGCCCCATATTCTTCCCGCTCTGTATTGAGCTTGTAGCCGAGGTTATGAGATTTCCGTCTAAGTAAAGCGGCACGGTTATTATCTGCGGCGTTATCCCGCCGCTTGCGCTATATTCCCCTTGGCTATATTGCGCGCCCTTAGCGTCGAAGGAGATTTCGTCCGATATGGCGTTAAGCTCCTTGCGTATACCGGTTGTATCGACGTTCGCTTTAATTTGCGCGGTTGCACCTACCGTTTCAGACATTACGTTCCCTATATTTTTTTCTATCTCCTCCACGGCTTCCACCGCTTCGTTGCCGCTATCCGTAATGGACGAGGCGAGACCCTTTATCATCATCTCACCCATCCAGGCGAATTTACGCGACGGGGAATGTATGCCGAAGAAGTTACATATGCCTTTCCATAAATTGCTCGCCCAATTGCTGACTTTATCCCAGATCCAGCTCGCAAGGCTCTGTATGCCGTCCCACAGTCCCTTTACGAGGTTTTTACCCACCTCGGCGAACGAGCCGAAGCCGCTGCTTAATGCGGATACGAGCGAGGTTATTATCTGCGGCATGGCTTTTACAAGCTCGGTTATGACTGAGGGGAGATTGGTTATAAGGGACATGAAGAGAGTTACTCCCGCGCTTATCATCTGCGGCAGAGAGCTTGATATGGCGCTCACTAATCCCGTTATTATCTGCGGTATCGCGGACACTATCGAGCTTATTATACTCGGCAAGGCGGATATGAGGCTCGTGAAAAGCTGTATGCCCGATGATATGATTTGAGGTATCGCGCCCGTGAGCGAGGTCA